GAAGTGAACTTTGAAAGTGGCTCACGAAATCACGCCCAGTTTAACCTGGATGGTGGAATCACGCGTGGGAGGACCAATCTTGTTCATGCCGCGAAGGACCCTGTCCAGCCGCCACAAGAACCAGCTATTGTGTCTTTACTCGCTCGATGTCTCTGTATCTGTAAAGTTGGACATAATGAATATGTGGTTAAATCCGCCATCGGGACTGAAGTCGGGATTCCGTTCGGAGCACCTTTTGCACAATGGCAGGCAGTTTGCGAACAGTTGCTTGCAACGGCGATGCAGCCGTGAGTGATTCGAACATATTCGGAATGCTGGCGGTACCGGTGAACACGACGCCCGAGACGGTGCTCGATGGGATAACCGATCACGACGCCCGCTTGATCGCGGATCTTGTGTCGAACATCCGCCCGCCCGCGGAAGTACTGACGCAGTATGGCCTCACGGCGCAGGACTTCGCGGCTAAGGCCAAGAACCCCCAGTGGGCCGCGGCGTTCCGAGAGACGAAGCGCGTATGGGCATCGGACATGAATATGCAGACGCGCATACGCCTGAAGGCTGCGTTCCTGCTAGAAGATTCGCTGTTGCCCTTGTTTAGGATTATTAAAGCTGAGAACATGCCTGTCTCGGCGCGGCTTGAGGCGATTGACCAGCTGACTAAAATCAGCACGATCACCAATGTCCCGAAGGACGTAGGCACCGGCGAGAAGCACAGCATAACGATCAATATTGGAGCGGGTATGCCCCCGACAGTCATCACAGCACAGGAGTCAGGTAATGACCGGATCATTGACGCCAGATAATTTAAGTATGGACGACTACGTGGGCCAGCAAGAGCCTGTGCGTCCGACAACGTTTCCGTTCGGGCCTACGGAGCGCACGAAAGTGTACACGCTCAACTGGCCCGAGACCCAGGAGCCGGTTGCCATAATGTCCGTAGAGACATGGACAGACTTCGGCACTCTCCTGGAAAGTTTACGGGCTGTGGCTCGCACGCAGGATAAACGCCTGAAAGAGCTACAGGCCGCACACGACGAAGCGACCCGGAGGCTTGAAAACCTACGAGCGGTTCGTCGAGAAGAGAAGAGAGCTGAAGTTGCCGTTGAAATTAACTCACTTATCCAAGGATCATAATCATGTCTGTAACCCTCGATACTTTGAACAGCGTACTGACGAATGTTACGAACAACCGTAACCAGATCACCGCTGCTATTACAACTGCTCAGGCCCAGGCTGGAACCGTCACGCCCGAGGTGAAGGCTGCCATTGATCTGCTTCTGACGACCTTCGGGAATTCCCAGGGCGCCGGCCAGATCATGAATTCGTTCTTCCAGGTTGAGCAGCTGACGAAGACGGCTGGAGAAATGGATGCGCTGATTGCTGGCCTCCAAGTGGTCATCAGCGACGAGTCTCTGTTGGAAGCCACTCAGGCTCAGCAGGCTGCGAACGCGCAGGCGGTGGCATCCCCTCTTCCTGTCGCCGCAGCGGGCAGCGAACCTGTTGCGGCAGCTCCGGCCGCTGCATCGGCACCTACCGCCAGCGCTGCGTAAGAAGGTAGAGAAAGAAGTGTGCGAGCGAAAACTCACGACACTGACTGAAATGCTGGTCAAAAAGCATTTTAGATTGAAGTGATTTATGCCGGGGGACTTCCCACCCCGGCTTTCCCGGAGAAACTCATGACGGCACCCAAACGATTTTTCTACGTATATTCCCTCGGCAGTAAGATTGTTCATAGACGCTATGATAATAATCACTCTGAGGGTAAGACTTTTTGCGGCTTGTATGACGCCCCGGGTTGGCGCTGGTTTATCGGACCTAAGAAAAAGGGCCTCCGGGTCTGTAAGAATTGTGATCGCTAGTGAGCGACCTTAACTACACGGCCCCTCCTACGCTCAGCAAATTCATGCAGAGTAACCAGCGCGTGCGTATCGTTCGCGGCCCCGTTGGTTCTGGCAAGTCCTCTGGCATGGTTATGGAACTACTCCGCCGCGCTTTCGAGCAGCAGCCGGATCCAAAAGACGGCAAACGACGCAGCCGGTTCGTGATTGTTCGTAATACGATGCCGCAGTTGAAGACGACATCGATGAAGACGATAAGCGAATTACTTCGCGGTATCGCGACCTACGAGGCGCAGAATCATACGTTCTGGATCAAAGTTAATGACGTGGAGTCTGAATGGATAATGCTACCTCTCGATACGCCGGAGAATGTCCAAAGACTTTTGTCGTTGGACCTAACGGCTGGCTGGCTATCCGAACTACGGGAGTTGCCCCCGCAGATTCTGCTGGATGTTCTATCACGCTGCGGTCGGTACCCCTCAATGATGAACGGCGGTCCCTCCTGGTATGGAGTCATCGGGGAGACGAACTCGTTTTCCGAAGACTCTCCCTGGAACAAAATCCTCGAAGAGAAAGACTTAATGGGAAAACCCCTACCTGCGACGTGGGGATATTGGGTACAGCCCGGTGCCAGGGATCCGGGAGCGGAGAACCGAGAAAACCTCGTTCCCGGATACTACGAAGATCTGATCGAATCGAATTCACCCGAATGGGTCGAGCAGTACATCGACAACCGAGTAGCACCTTCGTTGTCGGGGGAAGCTGTATTCCGAAGTTCTTTCAAGACTTCGTTCCACGTAGCTCCTACAACCATCCTCCCGATCCCCGGTACTCTGGTGATAGTTGGTATCGACTTCGGCCGCAATCCTGCAGCTGTGATAACGCAGACCGATCCCAGGGGACGTTTAGTTGTACTGGACGAAGCTGTTGCCGTAGGGATGGGGGTGGAGCAGTTCGTCACGACAATCTTACGACCGATGCTTGCACATCCGAAATACTCGCGCTTGCCGATTGGGATAGTCGGCGATCCAAGCGGGGTGGCCCGGGGCCAGATTGGGGAGGAGTCGGTGTTCGCCGCTTTGAAGCGGATGGGTTTTAGTTCCCAGCCCGCTCAGACGAACAACATCGAACCGCGGCTCAGGGCGGTAGAGAAATGGTTGCTGCAATCCCGGGATGGCGGGGCGGCGTTGCTTATCAGCCCGCACTGCACTACTTTGATCCTAGCTATGCAGTCCCGATACCGATACGCTAAAAAGAAGGACGGCACGATTAAGCCTATGCCGGACAAGAATCATCCCTGGTCCGATATAGCTGATGCTTTTCAGTACGCCGTCCTTGGCCATAGTGGCACGGTGTTATCAAGATTAAATAGGATCCGTAGGGATAACAATATGGCGAGACAGACCAGTAGCGCAGGGTGGACTTGATGCTACGAGCGCTGTCACGTACTATGTCACGACAGTCTGCCTAATCGGCACTAGGTACTCATGGGCGCCATTCCAAGTTCACCATCCGGCCGAAAGCAACCCACCGCCCCTGGTACGGCTGGATACGCCGGCGCCACTGGACAAGGAGCTAACCTAGGAACCTCCGCCCGCGCGGCCAGTCCCGTCCCTGGTGTCTACGACGGCGCCGCGGCACCCCGATCTAAACGTATCGACAAGTCCATAGAGCCGATGAAGCACCAGGGGCGGGGCCTCATGAGGGTGGTCGGCAACGACGAGCTAGACGCTGCTGAGAAGCGGTCTAAGGACTTATCCAAGATTGCCCCTGAAGCTGCTACGGATCTCGCGAACTACATCCGTCAACGGTTTGAGAAGGCCGTTAGACATCGCCGCGTCATTGCTGTTGACGACGAGTTGATTCGAGACATGCGAGCGTATAACGGCCAATACTCTCCCGAGAAGCTTCAGGAGATTGAACAGGTCGGCGGGAGCGCCGTCTACTCTCGCCTGATGGCGATGAAATGCCGCGGTGCAACAGCGTTGCTCCGGAACGTCTACATGAATTCAGATCGCCCTTGGACCCTGGAGCCGACCTCGGATCCTGTTGTCCCAGATGATATCGACCAGCATATCGCTACCCTGGTACACCAGGAGGTCATGGCAGCTAATCAGCAGGGCCAGAAAATCCCCCAGGATCAAATACACCAGCGCCTGGAAAACCTCTATGAAGCGACAAAACTGGCGGAACGCCGAAAAGCTGCGGAAGAAGCGAAGGATGCGCAGAGAAAGATCGACAAGATGCTCGAAACTGGTAATTTTTATTCTTCTCTCAGTGAGTTCCTTAGTGATCTACCTATCTACAAGTACGCTGTTCTGAAAGGTCCGGTGACTCGTAAGGTCACGCAGCTGAAGTGGACGCGCGCCCGCAAGATGATCGCGCACGAAGAGGCGCAGTTTTTCTGGGAACGTGTGAGTCCGTGGGATATTTGGTTTTCTCCCGGTGCGACGAACATCAAGAATACCGAAGTGTTCGAACGGCAACGCATGAGCGTGACGGACCTATACAATCTGATCGGCTTGCCGGGTTATAGGGAAGACGATATTCTGGCCATAATTCAGGCGTACGAGGGCCGTGGGTTCAAAGAATGGATCCAGATCTTCGACTATGAACGCGCTCAGCTAGAAGGCCGCAATAACGTTTTAGACGACACTTTTATCAACGCTATCGAGTTCCACGGTTTCATCCTTGGCCGGTACTTGAAGGAGTACAACATCCCCGGGATTGACGATCCCTATAAACCCTATTTTGTGACCGCTTGGATGGTGGATAAGCGGATTTTCAAAGTGATGTTGAACCCGAGTCCTCGGCTGCGAGTTCCTTACTATGTTACGAGCTTCGACAAGATGCCCGGGACTCTCTACGGTAACGGTATCCCTGCGCTCGCAAACGATCTCACTGACGTTATCAACGCTACCCTTAGAGCACTTGTTAATAACATCGCCATATCGTCTGGACCACAAGTCGTATATGACGAGGAACTACTTTCTCCGAATCAGGATGACAGCCTATATCCGTGGAAGCGCTGGAAATATATCGGTGATCCGGCGAATCCCAATCGGCCGCCTGTGTCGTTCTTCCAGCCCCAGAGCAATGCTCAAGAACTCATGGCGATAATCGATAAGTTTAGCGTGATGCTAGACGACGTGTCAACAATTCCTAGGTACTTGACGGGTTCTGGCGGCGCCGCCGGCGCGGGACGTACAGCCTCGGGGCTTTCGATGCTGATCAACAACGCGAATAAGACCCTGCAAAACGTGGCCGATAACATTGACAATGATGTCTTCGAGCCGCTACTGCAGATGCTCTATGACTTTGTGATGCTGACGGACTCCACCGGCATGCTCCGCGGCGACGAAAATATCGTTGTGGATGGCGTCAGGCAGGCGGCGAAGCAAGAACAGGACGTGACGAAACAACTCCAGTTCCTGCAGCTGATCAACAATCCGTCATACCAGCAATTGGTGCCTATCGAAGAACAGGCAAGGCTCCTGCAGGTCATCGCGGAGAACACTGGCATCGAGATCAAGGTTGGCCAGCCCGGGGATCTCCCTGGCGCACCGCTCCCTGGCGTCTACCAGCCGCCTCCGCCCCCTCAGCCGCCGGCTCCCCCGCCGCCTAGGGTGAACGTAAACCTTGCTGGGCAGTTGCCGCCGGGTGACGCGGGTCCGCTCGCTGGTTTTAATCCGAGCGGTAGCAACGCTCCTGCCCCCTCTGGTGCTGCGGCACCGGGCGCCGGCGGGGTGTACGGCCTTAATCCCGCCCCCCAGGCGAGCCCAATGAACAACGTAAGCCACGGAGTTGCGGGCGTCTGACCATGAGCGTAGTATTATTCAAGCATGCAACCACTCCCCTACGAGGGACACATCGATGAAAGGCAAGATTGAACCGAAGAAGCCGATTGGTGGTACCCAGTTCGGCACGACAATTGAGAAGTCGGACCCGGCCAAGTTCCGGAGTGGCGGTAAAGTTAGCGGCAAAACGCCGGCTAATGATGTCGTTGCTCAGAAAGTGGGCGCGACTTTTACGGCGAACGAGACCCATATCCCGAGCATGGACGCTGATAAGCCGCCCATGGCCACGAAGATTCTCAACTCGGACGGCAAATGGCTGTTCAAGCCGACTGATACGGCTTGTGACTTGACTGCTTCCCAGCGTGGTAGCGGTGAGCCGACTGACCATCCGTACCTCCTGAAGAAATCCTACGAGAAGTAAAATGTCTCACCCAGGCACGAAACCTCCTCGGAACCATCTCCCAAAGGCCGAAGGCTCTGATCCGGGTAGCCGGATGGAATTCGCACCTCTGTCGAAGATGCGTTCTGAGGCGTATATGCGTATGGGTCAGGCCGTATCAGATGTAGGGGCTGCCCCTACGTCTCGTGTCTATACTCGTGATTACAGCAAGGTTGGCCGCGAGCCCGACGATGTCGATCTCGTGACTGGCGCGCTGGGGAATCCACTGGGCCGATAATGAGCTTCTCCCGACGAGATTTTGCGGAGAATATTCTCCGCTTAAAAGGCAACGGCCACTGGAGTCATTATGTGCAGACGCTTGAGTCTGTCTTCAATGACCGGGTTACGGCGTTGTTACAAAGCGATCACCCTGATGAAGCCCTCCGCGGCGAATGCCGTGCCCTCCATAACCTGTTGAAAACCATCAACAATAACTCGGATACCACACCATGAGCCCACAACCAGTCTCTGCCGGCCAGCCGCGTGCTCCTTCGCAGCCGAATCTTGTTCCGGCCGCTGCTCGCGCGCAAGTGCTTGAAGCGAATAAACTTATTGCTGAACTTAACGCTCGCCCTGGCCAAACCCCTGCCGGCGTTGTGGTTCAGCAACAGCCCTCTTCAGAACTCCGCACTCAGCCCGCCCAGCAGCCAGCAGTTCAGCCTGCCCCTCCGCAGGACCCGACTCCGACTGCTGCCGCGGCTCCTGATGCTGCGGAGTTGCTGCGCCAGTCGAACGCCCGGTACGCGTCATTACAGGGCAAGTACAACGCCGAGATCGCCGCACTTCGGATGGTCAATGACCAGCAGTCGAAACTGGTGCAGCAGATGCTTGACCGTCCGGCTCAGGCAACCCCGGCGCCGGCGGCCCCGCAGAGCCCGGAAGAGTATCTCCGTGGTTTAGGTGCGACCGACGACGACATCAAAGACTACGGCGAACTGCTACCTATCGTGGCGAAGATCGCCAAGAACATGTTCCAGCCGACGCTGAACAAACTGCAGAGTGAACTGCAGACTATGCGGGAGTCCACCGGAGTTGTTACTAAGGAATTGGTACGAGACCGCAGAACTCGGGTGTATGAACACCTCGATTCGGCTGTCGCGAACTGGCGCGTGATCAACGAGTCAGAAGAATTCCTTGCATGGCTTAATGTTCTTGATATATTCTCTGGGGTAACTCGCCGGGTCGCCCTGGCGAATGCTTTCGAAAACCTCGATGCGGCACGAGTCGCGGGAATTTTCGAAGCGTATGTGAGGGAATACCCTGACAGCGCACGAGCCTCCGGCGGTCCCCAAGTGGACGCGGCGACACTCGTGGCCCCGACTACCCGGGGTGGTGCTGAAGCGGCTCCTGATAGTGCTGGCGGAAAAAGGATCATATCCGAAGTGGATATTCGAAACTTCTACGCTCGCGTGCGAAAGAAGCAGGTGACACCGGAGGAATACCAACGGTTCACTGCTGAGATCGCGTCAGCTACGGCGGAGGGTCGAGTTCGACCAGATCGCCCTGACCATCATCAGAACGGTCGTTAATTCAGCAAGCGAGGAAAATCCTCGCGGACGGTAGAGTGAAATGAGCGCATATCCTATTGCAGCTACTCCGTACCTTGGTAGTAACCAAAGTCCGGCTTATAGCGGCATTTTTATCCCGGCCATTTGGTCCGGGAAGTTCGTAGAGAAGTTCTACGATGCGACGGTGCTGGGCGCGATTGCGTCCACGGACTATGAAGGTGAGATCCGTAACTACGGCGACACCATCAACATCCGCACGCATCCGACCATCACCATCAATGCCTATTC